GTTAATTTAAATAGATAAAACGGATAGTTTAACTTCTTACATTCTTCTTGAAGTCTATCAGCAGTATGAAATTCTTTTGCATTGTCTGGCTCATCTGTAATAATGAGCAAACGCAAAAACTTTTTCTCTTTCTTGTCCTCTGATAGAAAGTCTTTAAACTTTGGTACTTGCATCTCCGCCATCTTGTCCTTCAGCTTTTTTGCCTATATTATATTTAGCAGTTAAATTCCAATCATTCTTTTCTTTAAACGGTAAAACTTTTATTTGACTTAATGGCGCTTTGTTTTCTACTTTACTTGTATCTTCAATCTCAATTAAAGACCAATCTTGTAGTAACAAGGCAATGGTATTTCTTCTTTGAATATCATTTTCAACTAAAGTAGATTTTTTGCCGTCAAGGGCAAATAACTCTTTAAAGTGTGTGATGTAATATTTACCTTGCTTGTGTAAAATATGGCAAGATTGATAAAGTGTTTTGTCTTTTCTTGACGCCACACCAATTCTTGTTAATGTCTCTCTGATTTTTAGAAAATCATCCGGTTGTTTGATAGTGACCTCTAGCATATCACTAGGCGACCAACTAATAATCTCTTCACTCATTTTTTCTTTCTCCCACCTTTTGAAAGGCTTATTTTTATATTTTCAATTTGGTCCTTGGTCAGTAGGTTGAGAGCTTCTTTTGCTTTTGCATTACTAAAACCATAATACTCTTTCACAACTTCCATATCTTTTAACTTGGCCTGTGAAATCCACTTACCACCAAATCGCTTCTTCTTACGGATACTATTTATAAGATAATGAAATTGCATTGTTTTTGGGAGAAAATGCAAACCGTTCATCTCGTTAGCGTGCATCACGGTATCATAATGCATAGAGACACATCTGTTAATGATAAATGGTGGATATTTTTTTACCCATTCTTTATCATCACTATCAAGTAAAGGTTCTTTACTGTAGTTGATAGCATTTAAATAATCTTTTAATTCATACATAAAATTTCACCTCTTTAGGTTCTATGCCTAATTTGTCCACAACATTATAAACTATTTCACTTAATTCACTATCATTAAAGTTATATAGTTCTTGTTGATTTTGAGTTAATTTAATTCGCCTATCTTTATATATCTTTTTAACTAAAGCTTCAGCATCAAAAGTTTGTTCAAGGTTATGTAAAACAACCTCAGCATAACATCTAAAATCATTTCCAGGTTGGTTTCTAGTTCGCATAACTGCACTAAGATATTTTGCTTGGCCTACTTTCATATGGCCTCTTGCAATAACACCACTTTCAAAATCTTCTACATGAGACCTTGCAAAGTAAAGAACATATCTTTCTTGACCTGGTTGTTCGTAACCTGTACCATCTTTTTTTTGTTGAGTTGTATAACCTTCATTCATACGCTCTCGACAATATTCAAGATAACCAATTCCTTTTATCATTATATCCTCTAAAGTTGGAGCGGATGACTGGATTCGAACCAGCGACCCTTTCGTTGGCAACGAAATGCTCTACCACTGAGCTACACCCGCCTAAAGTTGGTTCTATACTTTGAAAGAGTTTTATATTCTGGTGTTCCTTTTTTATAAGAAGCCAGTTTTCTAACCTTTTCATCTTTCATAGGTATCAAAACCATTTTGTCTCCTTCTTTAGTGACATATTTACTGTATGGGAAACCTTTGTCAACTTGATAGATAGCACATTCTTCTAATGCATCACAAGGTGCCTGTACAAACATTAAGTAATCTGCATTAAGACATTTGTTTAATTGATGATTGTCTTTGATAGTAAAACTTCTTTTAAATATAAAAGGTGTTTGAGTTTTTACCTCAATCTTTTTTCCTTCTAATACTAAATCAGTTGTGCTATCATATGGGTCAATTGCATCTTTCACATTAAACCCATTATCAATTAAATAGTTCTTAACAATTTTTTCGCCTGCTAGGCCTAGAGATGTTTTATTATCCATTACTTAAACTTACAATTTGCCATAATTTCAGTTAAACATGCAACCATATTAATTTCATGGTCAGCAACAAAAGCCGCCTTGTATTGATAACCTGCAATAATCAAAACTGCCTGAGGTACAGAATTTGGTTCTAATGCCTCATACAAACTTTTGTATATATTGGTAAACAAATCGGACGGTTCTTTATCTAAATTATTAATAACCCACTTACGCATGTCATTAAATCTTTTTTCTTTTAAGACAGACATAAGTTCTTTATTATTGGATTCAGATAAACTAAACAGAATACCACTATCAATTTTACCTCTAACTGAATATCGTTGAAGTTCATTAATAGTTCTACGGAAATCTGGATAGTGTTTTTGGATTAATTCAGCCAACACCTTTTTATCAAACTCGATTTCTTGTTCGCCAAGAATATCACCAAGTCTTTTCATTAATGCATTGGCAGTTTTTACCTTTTGACCATTTTTAATCGCAAAATCAATTACAGTACAACGACTATGCAATGCAGGAATAATTTTCATCTTATAATTACAAGTAAAGATAAATCTACAATTCTTGTAAAATGTTTCAATGAAATTACGCAAGGCAGGTTGTACGGACTCGGCATTCATATAGTCTGCCTCATCTACAATAACAACTTTGTGATTAGCGTCTTCGGTAAGAGATACAGTAGAAGCAAAGTTTTTGATTTTATTTCTAAGTGTATCTATTTGACGGCCTTCATCTGAACCATTGATGATGATATAATCAGCACCCATTTGTTCACATAAGGCTCGAGCAACAGTGGTCTTACCTGTGCCGGCAGTACCACACAATAATAGATTAGGTATTTCACCTTGTTTAAGAAACTCTGTAAATGTTTTCTTTAAATCTTCAGTGAGAATACAATCTTCGATTTTTCGTGGACGATATTTCTCGACCCACAAGTATTCATCTGACATAATATAAACCTCAATTTATTCATTATTAAATTTCGCTGTCTGGTTCAACTGCAATCCAGTATTCAACCTTTTGACCACGATTAGTAAAGTGTGAAATCTTTTGAGAAGAAATCGCCACATCATAATCACCCATAATCATTTTAAGGTTTTCTGTTTTGAAATAAGCCTTGAAAGTCTTATCAGTTTCACCTACAACAATGTCAAATGAATTAGATGATGGATTCTTTTTATCGTGTGCAACTAGTTTAATAGTTGTACCATCACCAATAACACCAACATCTGGCAAACCAAGAGTGTTGACGCCTTTCATCAATCGACCTAGATTTTCTTTAGTCAACTGAAAAGTTACAAACTTATCTGGCATTGTAATGTCTTTTGTAGGAGCCACTACTACCGATTTGTCTGCAAAATAATATTTGATTGATTGTTTTCCGTTTGCATCTTTGATTGTCAAATTCTGACCACCATTAAAATTCAAACTCGCTTTGTCGAACATATCAACTGCTCGTAAGAATTCAGGCAAATCATAGATTGCAAATTCTTGCTCAAACTTCTCACCAATTTCTGCTGATGCCAAGATATTCTTTAATGTTGAAATAGTCTGGACTTTATTTCCAGGTTTTACAACAATACCTTGGTTAATATCAGAAAAATTTTTAAGAATGTTTATTGTATCACTACTAATATTCATAATATATTTTCTCCTTTTTCAATTATAATATCAAATTTACTCAGATTTGGCAATGTTCAAATACTCCATCATGTTTTCTGGAGTTGTTTCAATATAAGGGTCGTCATCATTACCATCATTATTGATACCTGGTTCTTGCCACCATTTCTCAATAACACCGTCATTAATCACGGCCATATATCGCCAACTACGATTACCAAATCCTCTATGGTTTTTGCCGATAAGCATACCCATATAACGAGTAAAGTTTCCAGAACCATCTGGAATAACTTTTACATTTTTAATCTTTAAAATTTCTGCCCAAGCATTCATTACAAAAGTATCGTTTACTGAACAACAATAAACTTCATCAATACCTCTTGCTTTAATTTTTTCGTAATTCTCTTCGAAACTTGGAAGTTGTGTTGATGTGCAAGTAGGAGTAAATGCACCTGGCAAACTGAATAATACTACTCGTTTACCCTTAAAAAAATCATCTGTTGTTTTTTTAGTCCATACGCCTTCGTCAAAACTACAGCCTTCTTCTAAAACAACATCACCCTCTCTAACTTTAAAAGTAGTGTGAGGGATTTTCATACCATTATACATATTCAATTTTAATCCTCATAATTATTGGAGCGGATGGATTGTACTGCCCAATCTTCTCTTGGTTGGAAACCAAGTATAATACTTTTATACGACATCCGCATTATTCATAATATACTAAAGGCGTCCTAATGTCAAGCCTAGGACGCCTCTAGTTAAAAACTATTTAATGTCAATAGTTCTTGCTTTTTTGTGTTCTGGAATAATTCTTTCCATAGACACTTTCAAAAGACCATCTTTTAACTCAGCGGCCTTAACCTCAACATCATCTGCAATAGTAAAGGCTTTAGAGAAGTATCTTTTAGCAATACCTTGGTGCAATACACCATTATTGTCTTCTACTTCTTTTTCTTCTTTACTTTTGATTGATTTGATTGTCAACACTCCTTCTTCTAAAGAAATGTCAATATCTTTTTTTGAATAACCAGCTAACGCCAATTCAACATCATAGGTATTACTACCTGTTTTTACAATGTTATATGGTGGAAAGTTAGGTACTGATAATGTTCTAAAGTCATCATCAAACATTCTTTCAAAATGGTCGAATACATTATCGAACCCAATTGTTACTGGTCTTAACTGATTAAAAATACTTAGTGCTTTGTTTGTCATACAAACCTCCTTTTATTAAGCAAAGTTTATTTTAATTAAATGACAACCCATAATGGCGCTGTCATGTTTATTTATATAAGTACGATTTCAAATATGTCAACCCTCTTATATAAAAAAAGTGGTAGTTTCGGTTTAGGGTCTTAAACTACCAAAGAGAGCCGCAGCTTAAGTTTGGATATTATAGAGGTGAAACCAAGCGCAAATGCTAAAACCCCTCTTTATCTGGTAGTGGTAGGCCTCACCC